GCAAACAATATAATGTTATATTAGAGATACTGTACAGTGTGTGTACCACCAGTATTGAACTGACCGGCAGAACCAAGACCTTTACAGATAACTAAGTGATAGTACAATGCAGCACCGAAGATATGATCAACAACGCCATAACGTGTAAGTAAGCCAACACGTGGGCTGAAGTCATTCGGTCCTGTTGTTCTCTGAATCATAACAGGGATGTACGGACAGTAGACGATACCTGTATCGTAGTACTCAGGTCCCTTGTAACCTAACAATGCGTAGTCAATAGCAGCGCCAGGAGAGCGACCTTGACCACCAACGTTAGATAATTGAGACTCTGTACGTGTATCACGATAGATTTGGAATCTACCACCTACTGAACCAACCTTAGCAATACCAACAGGTGAAGTGTTAACGTTACCGTTAACAGGCATCCATGTGAAGTTAGGTAGTGTTTCGAGAATAGCGCAAATACGAGGTGTTGCGATAATGAAGTTAGCTGCACCACGACGGTTGCGAATAGCAACACGGTTAGCTTCAACAACTAATCTGTTGAAGAAATCACGAGCACGTTCACCAGACCAACGAGCGTCAGCCTTAGAAGCGTCCCAGATACTATAACCTTGCTGATCACCAGCATTTAAACAGGTCTGAATCATTCTCATGATCATTTCACGGTCGATTTCAGCCTGAATTTCATAGCTCATCGCATTTGTTAATTCAGAATCGATATCAATACCGTTCATGTTCTTGAGATCTTGTTCAAGCTCAATTGACCACTTAGCTGCTAACCTACGAGTACCAGCTTCAACAGCTGTCTTTTCGAATGCTAGTGTCATTTGTGGGATCTTACTTGATAATTCAAACTGACTCAATACAGCTGCAACACCTTGGTCTTGACCAGGGGTTAAGAAGTTAAAGTCACTTGTTGACAACCCTGTTAGAGCTGTAGAATCGGTACCTGTAAACGCGGTATTTAAGTAGTTGTAACCAACTTCCTTACCGTCAGCAGCTGCTTGTTGAGTACCTAAAGAACCAGAGCTATTGCTGCCATCACCATTTGCAGAGTAACCAAGAGCTTGGTCTTCGTATTTATAACGAAGTGCAAATGCTAGACCAACAGGGCCGGTCATAGGTTGTACACCAACGATTTCGTTCGTAATCAATTCAGGGAATGTACGACGAATCATAGGTATTAAGACTTTAGGTAAACGTGCATCACCACCAGCGTAGAAATCGTTGTTACCAACGCTACCGCCGTATTGACCTGCGTTTACTGAGCCACCGTATGATGTGAAAGCTCCACCGGTACCGCCGGTTGAAGTATTTTCAAAGCACCACTTCTCTTGGTTTTCAAGAAGGATTGCGGTGTTTAATAGGGTGTTTTCATTTTCAATTGGAGAAATCTTGTCGGATGTGTATTCCAGTACTGGCTTCCACTTCTCAACAAGTTGTTCAGCTTTTGACTTATCGATGTGTAATAATGTTTCCATATATTTTTGTTATTATTATTTATGTAATTTGTGTAATTTTTTACTTATACTGAATAATTGTTGTTAAGGTTTGAGATTTACTTACGAGAAAACTTATTCCCGAATCGTTTCATCTCTGTCAGATATTCGATAACACCACCGCTTGACTGCTGTGGCTGTGAAGTGACTATACTTTCATTAATGCTAGAATACTCAAGTTCAGGCCTGTCAACAACAGACTCAACTAAACGTTTCTGAACCACTTCATCTTTATGAAGTTCTTCTTGCATACGGGTTTCCTTCTCGAACATCTCAACTACGTACTGGTAATTTTCGTTGATATAGTCAACCGTTTTACCCTTGAGTAAGCGCTTAACATAACGTTTTGTGCTGTCATCAAGAGTTTTTGTCTTATTCTCAAGCAATAGAGCAGATTCTACTTCACCTAAACGTTGGTTGAGGTTAGTGTTCTGCTGTACAGCTTCATTTAGTTCTTTCTGAAGTGACGTTATCGTCTCCTTCCCATCAATTAAAGCTTCTTTAATTTCACTATTAATGAACTGTTCATCAATAGAAACAAGTTGTCTGATTTGATCGATAATTCTACGAGCTTGTATATTTTCTACAGCTTCGTCAATTTGTTTGGTAGGTACAATCTTATCAAGGTATAATTCTAAATAATTAGAAACCTCTTCAACAAGTTTTTCTTTATATAAAACTGCTTCTGTCTTTAACGCGGTTTCATATTTTTCAACTACATGCTCAAGCATATCCGCATGCTTTTCATCAATAGCTTGTA